CGGGAGCTGAACGTGTATCGCTGGCTGGTGAAGCCGGGCGGGTGCATCGTGCTGCACGACACCGAGCTGCCTCACCCGATCGGTGCGCCGGCACGCCCGGCATATCCGGTCAAGACGGCGGTGCTCGAGTTCTGCGACCAGGAGGGTCTGACCCCGGAGTTCGTCCCCAACTGTTGGGGACTCGGAATCATCAGGATGTGAGATGGCGATCACGAATGGCTACACGACGCTGGCGGCGCTCAAGACGTCGCTCGGCATCTCCGACAGCACCGACGACACCGAGCTCGAGTTGGCGGTCGAGGCGGCGTCCCGGCAGATCGACGCCCACTGTGGACGTGGCCGCAAGTTCTGGCAGGACGGCACCGTCGTCGCCCGGGTGTACCGGCCGGCACAGGCGAAGGTGGTCGTCGTCGATGACATCTCCACCCTCACAGGGTTGGTGGTGAAGGTCGACACCAGCGACGACGGCACCTTCGACACCACATTGACGATCTCGACCGACTTCCAGGTCGAGCCGGTGAACGCCGCCGCCGAATACCCGGTGCTGCCGTGGACACAGATTCGCCTGCTCGACGGCACGATGTCGTCGTTCACCCGGCTGGCATCCGGCCGCCCATCGGTGCAGGTCACCGCCAAGTTCGGGTGGTCGGCGGTCCCGGATGCTGTGGAGCGGGCGACGGTGATCCAGGCCCGCAACATCTTCAAGGCGCCCGACACCCAGTTCGGCAGTTTCCAGTTGTCGATCGACGGGACACCGCAGCGGGTGCCGGCGCTCGATCCGATGGCCCGCGCCCAGCTCGAACCGTTCGTTCGTTTCGATGAGGTGGATGCCTGATGCCGACGATCACCGAGACGTGTGACGCTGTCGCCACGGTGTTGTCGTCGATCAGCGGGCTGCGCGCCGTCGGGTACGCCGACGACAACATCCAGCCGCCGCAATGCCATGTGTTCACCCGGGAGTACGATCCCCGGATGATCATGGGGAACGGGAAGCGCACCTATGCGCTGGGTGTGCGTCTGTTTGTGCGGCGTGCCGATCCTCGGGCGGCGCACATCCAGTTGCGCAAGTTCATGGATTCGTCCGGGTCGACGTCGATCATCACGACGCTCGAGGACGAGTCGGCGTGGGGGGTGACCGTCGATTACTGCGAGGTGACGGCGGTCGGCGCCCCGTTCGAGGTGGAAACACCGACCGAGATTTATCTGGCCGTCGACTTCGACGTCGACGTTTGCTGGTAGCAAGGAGCACCACTGATGGCTTTCCGTTCCGCACAAACGACCCGCGCCTACATCGGCATCTTGGCGGCGTCGGCGTACACCCGATCGGTGTCGATTGACGCCACCAACGAAGCGCTCGACACGACCACACTGGCTAACACGACGAAGCAATACATCGTCGGGCAGAACACATCCACCTTCTCGATCAGCGGCCCGCTTGATGACAGCGGCGCATCGAACGGCCAGTGGGATGCGCTCACCGATCAGAAGCAAAGCACCACCAGCGTCCCGATCTCCATCCTCGGATTGGGAACTGATGGCGCGGCGTGGCTGGTGCAGGCCGTCGAGACGAACTTCGGTGACGAGGCGTCGGTCGGCGACACGGTGAACTGGTCGTTGACGGCGCAGACGGACGGGCAGACCGACATGGTTGGCGTCGTCCTCGAGAACAACACGACAATCACCGCCGATACCGACGGCAGCGCCAACACCGGCCCGGCTGGCGGCACCTCGAACGGCGCAGTCGCCCATCTGCATGTCACCGCGTTCAGCGGGTTCTCATCCGACGACATCATCATCGAAGGTTCGACATCCGGCGCGTTCGCTGGTGAGGAAACCACAGTGGTGACGTTCGCTCAGGTAACCGGACTCACATCGGAACGCGTCGCCGTGACCGGTACTGTCCCCCGTTATCTGCGGGTCGCCGACGATGTCACCGGCACAGGATCAATCACGCGTACTGTGGTGATTTCACGCCGCTAAATCTCACCCCTGCCGAGACAGCACCCCCTGACCCTCACTCACTAGGAGTTATCTCATGGCCTTGAAAGCGGGCAAAGACGCCTTCTTTCTTCTTGATTCGGTGGCCGGCTCGGCCTCCAATCTGACCGCGTACATCGACCAAGTGTCACTCGATCAGCCCGTGGAGGCACTCGAGGTCAGCGTCTTCGGCAGCAATGCCAAGGCATATTTGCCGGGGCTGTCCGACGGCGGGCAGGTGTCGTTCAGCGGGCCGCTCGATGTCGCCCTCGGCACGTTCATCGCTGCGCTCAAGGCTGGTCATGCTGCCGGTTCGGCATCGTCGACGATCGACTTCTCGCCGGCTGGTTCGGTGTCCGGTTTGATTCGTCAACAGGCAGAGGGCTTTGTGACGAGCTACTCGGTCAGCTCCTCCGTTTCGGGCAGAGTCGAATACAGTGCGACGATGCAGATCACCGGCGCGGTGACGAACAGCACCTGGTGACCCGGTGGCCGGGCTAAAGCCCATCGGCGTGGCACTGCCGCAACGGATGCAGAAGCTGGCGCGCGCTGTCGAATCGGCGCAGCCACGCGTGCTGAAGGATGGCGCGTTCGCCGCCACCAAGATCCACCGGAAGATCATCAAGGACGACGTCGGCGGCGAGAGCCGCATGTCCGGCGTCGGCAAGCGTGGTCAGAAGGTCGGCGCACGCTTCGACATCTCCGGCGACAAGGCCGCCATCTCGGCGACCGGGCCGCTGCATCTGATAGAGCGGCGCACGAAACCGCACCGCATACCACGCCAGCGAAAGACGAGCCGCGCCAAGAAACGGTATGCGGTGATACCGGGCGTCGGCGTCCGTGCTTACGCCAAACACCCGGGCACGCGGGCGCAGCACACTTGGACTCGTGCCGCACCGAAAGCCCAGAAGGCTGCCACCGATGCGATCAGGGAGGAATACTGGCGATGGATCAAGGAAGGGTTCAAAGCCTGAGCAACTGGGCGATCGACTGGGATGGTGTGACATGGCATCGTGACGATCTGACCGTTGCCCATGCGCGCGTCGTTTCCGAACTGATCGGCGATGACACCTGGGCGTGGGTCGATCTCAGCCCGACGCGTGGACCGCTGGCGTTCCTGGCGGTGCTGGTCGCCTTTATCGCTGTCGACAACCAACTGGATGCACAAGGGGTCACCGAGTTGGTTGCGAGCTTGTCGTCGGTGACTTTGGATCATCTACTCGAGTCGTTCCGGCCGATCATCGACGAGGTGACCTGATGGCGACGGCTTCGGAACGTCTCAAATACATCCTCGAGGTTGACAACAGGGCGGCCAAGAAGTCGTTCGGTGAACTCGCGGACGCAGGCGATGACGCAGCGAAGGAGACCGCCGGCTCATTCGAGGGGCTGAAAGAGAAGTTCAAGGGGCTCGGCGGGGGGCTGGGCGGCAAGCTGGCCGCAGGCTTCGCCGCCATCGGTGTCGGCGCGTTGATGGTCAAGGGCATCGAGGACTCGTTCAACCGGCTCGACATCCGAAACAAGATCCAAGCCCAGTTCGATCTGACAGAGAGGGAAGCCGAAGCCTACGGCAAGGCCGCATCAGATCTGTATGCGGAGGGCTGGGGCAGCGGCATCGAAGAAGTCAACGCCGCGATCGCCGGCGTCGCCGTCAAGCTGGATCTCGAGGGCACCGACATGGTGTCAACGATCGCGAAGCACGCGCTGTCGATTTCCAAGACGTGGGACGTTGACGTCAACTCGGTGATCCGGTCGACGGGTCAGTTGATGCAGAACGAACTCGTGCCCGATGCCGAGGGCGCGATGGATCTGATCGTCGCAGCGTTTCAGCATGGCGGCGACGAGGCGGGCGACCTGCTCGACACGATCGACGAATACGCGCAGCACTGGGAGGCGATGGGGCTATCTGGTGAGGATGCGCTCAACCAGATCATCCACGGTTTCCAGAACGGCCAACGCGATGGCGACAAGATGGGCGACGCCATCAAGGAGATGGGACTCAGGATCAGGGAAGGCACCGACCCTGTTCGCGAAGCGTTGCAAGATATCGGGCTCGATGCCGACGAGGTCATCGAGGCATTTCTCGAGGGTGGCCCTGCCGCCCGCGAATCGTTCCTCGAGATCGTCGCCCGACTGCAAGATGCCCAGGACGCTGGCGCCGATACATCCAACGCCGTCGCGTTGATCGGCACGCAGTTTGAGGACTTGGGGCCGAAGGCGCTCGAGTCGTTGGCTGCCGTCAATGGCGCTCTCGACATCACGACAGGGAAAGCCGCCGAGGTAGCGGAGACTGTTCGGGAGACCGACTGGGAACAAATGAAACGCGAGGGCGGCCAGGCTCTCGGAATCGTTGGCGATGCTTTAGTTGACATTGGCAGCGGGCTGCTCGGTATCGGCAATAATGAGGGCTGGGACCAAATCGGGGACGGCCTCTCAGATTCGGAAAGAGCGGCGCGCGATGCCGCCGAGGAGATCAACAAGTGGAACGAGGCTGCCTACTATGGCGGCTCGCGCGGTAAGGATCTGGCCGATGCCGCCAAGCTGGCAGCGGAAGAACTCGCCAGGAAAGAGGAGAGAACCAAGCAGGCCCGCTCCGCGCTCATCGACCTGAACGCTGAACTCGAGGAGACGCCGGGGCAAGCTGAAAGTGCCAGGCGTGAGATCGAGCGACTGACCGATGACGCGCTCTCACCTGCAGAGCAAGCGGCAGCCGATCTACGCGATGAGATCAAACAACTGAACGAACAGATGTCAGATCGGTCGGCGTACCTCGATGCTGAGGACGCTGTCGACAATGTCGTTGAGGCGTATGCCCGACTGATAGAAGTGCAGGAGGACGAGGAGGCGACCCAACGTGAGGTCGACGCCGCTCGGCGCGACTATGAACGATCGCTCGACGATCTGCGCCAGAAGGTCATCGACTACTCCGAAGAAGTGGAGGGCATCCCGCCCGAACGCATCTCCGAGATCCTGGCGCTGATCGACGAGGGAAAGCTCGAGGAGGCCGA